GCTTGAGCGCGAGAAGATGCAGGCGGACATCCAGCTACAGCGCGAGAAGATGACAATGGAGATGGAACTGCGTCGCCAAGAACTACAGGCAGAGGCCGAACTTCGCGTCGCGAAGGCCGTCACCGATGCCGATATATCAACTAACTTGCCGAGGGTTTAGATATGCCGGGTCATTACGGAATGTCATTTGGGGAGCGCGGACGCGGCAGCAGTGCGGCTGCTGATGCGCGGGCGATGGAGCAGCATATGGCGAATGTGTTCGCCGACCCCGGCCCATCTCAGGCTGAAGTTGATCGCGCTAATAGACAAAATGCGGCGATCGCTGCCACCGTTCGTATGGAGCAGCAGGCCGAAGCAGATCGCAGGGCAGCAGCAGCGGCGGCTCAGGTGCAGGCGAATATACAGGCCGCCGCCCAAGCGCGTGCACGTCTGGTCGCGCAACAAGCTGAGCAACAGGCCGAGGCGGAACGTCAAGCGGCAGCGGCTCAGGTTCAAGCCAACATAGAGGCCGCCGCTCGGGAGCAGGCGCGCCGGGCCGCACAGGCGCAGGCGATGACGGTCGGCACTCCAGAGATGGGTTTCACCGAGGCTATGGGCGGGGCGACTGGAGTTAGCCCCGGCGGCATGTTTGCGCGGTATGGTGCCAACGCGCCAGCGGTCATGCGGTTTGCTGAGGCACCTACTTTTGGCGGCCTCTCGACCGGCGTCTTGGGCGCTCTTGGATTTGGCACGGCGCAAAGCCAGTTGCAGGCAGGCACCGGCCAACCAGTAATGGATGCGTCTGGCCGTGTGCGTGGCGCTCTTAGCACCGGCCCGTTTGGCAGCACTGTTTATTCTGGCACGCCGATCCCCGGATATGAGGGGCCATATTCAGAGTTAATTGCGCCGTCTGTGGATATGTCTGACGACCAGCCGGAAGTAACGTCAACCGTCACCAACCCGGCGACGGGTCGCGAGGAGTGTCCCGAAGGATATATTTTTGATGAAGATTTGAACGCCTGCCGCCTCGACACACGCGGCGGCACAACAACAGCGCCAGACGCCCCAGCAGCGCCCGGTGTTCCCGGCGCGCAGTATGCACGCACTGGGCTGCTGGACGTGGCTCCAGAGGGCTTGATGGGCTTCCAAGAGCGCTACGGCGCGGGCTTCGGCACACCGGCAGACTTTGGTGCGGCGAACCTTGCTTTCCGACAGCAAGGTGCTATATCTCCAGAATATTATCAGACACCCCCGAAACTGACAGGGTACACATTGCTAGGATGAATGAGGGCAAGACACGGCAGCGACAGGCTCGCGCCGAAAAAGCCGCAGCACTGCTGCGAAACGAACTTTTTGTTGAGGCTTTTGAGTTCCTCGACGAGCAGTTTGTCGATGCTTGGAAGACATCCGGCATTGATGATGAGGAGGCACGCGAGAAGCTGTTCCAACTGATGCAGGCACTTAACGCAGTCAAGGGGTACTTCCAGAGCGTTGTCGAGGATGGTAAGCTGGCACAAGCGCAGCTTGACGAATTTAAGCGGTACAGCCGCGTAAACTAGGAGTTTTTTTATGTCCGACAATCCGCAAGGAACCGGCCCCATTTCTTTTAATGATGCAGTTTCTCTTCTGAACACACCCGCACCGGACACCGTGACAGAAGAGCAGGTCGAGGCACAAGAGCCTCAACAGCCTGAGACCGAGGCGTATGAGCCGGAGGCGGAGAACGCAGACGCGACCGTCGAAGACGATTACGAGGAGGACGACGAGGGCGAAGACGCCTACGAGGCGGATGACGATGACGAGTACGAAGAGGAGCCTGTCCAGACCTACACCGTGAAGGTGGACGGTCAGGAACTAGAGGTAGACCTCGACGAACTTCGGAATGGTTACTCGCGGCAGCAGGCGTACACTAAGCGTTCGATGGAGTTAGCCGAACAGCGCAAAGCCTTTGAGGCGGAGCAAGCTGAGACGAAACAACTTCGAGACGCTTACGCGCAGCAACTTGATCAAGTGGCTGCCCAAATCCATCAGGCAACCCATCAGGAACCTGACTGGAGAGCATTGGCCGAGACGATGACCGAACGTGATTTGTTTCTGGCGAAGACCGAATGGGACCAGCAGAAGGAATACCAGAAGCAGGTCGAGGTCGAGCGTCAGCGCATCGCGGCGGAGCAATCTCGCGAGCAAGAGCAGAGCCTGCGCCAGCACTTAGAAGTGCAGCGTGGCGAAATGCTTAACCGCATCCCTGCGTGGCAGGATGAGAACACTCGCGAGCAGGAGCGCAGGGAAGTGATTACCTACGCTCAGAAGCGGATCGGGTTTAGCGAAGAGGAAATTGCAAACGCATCAGATGCGCGCGCGATTGAACTTCTCTACAAGGCGTGGCGTTGGGACCAGCTTCAAGACAAAGCCCCCGCCGCCAAGAAGCGCACCCGCAAAGCACCGAAGATGGCCAAGGCAGGGCGACCAAAGACCAAGCGCGAAGTTGCTAACCGTTCTCAGCGAGAAGCCCGAAAGCGCTTTGAAAGCGCCGGAACGGTGGACGCTGCTGTTGAGTATCTAATGGGCCGAAAGTAGCCCGCAAAGAAAGGAAAAAGTCATGACGACTTTCGCAACCGCCGCAGCAATCGGCGAACGTGAACAGCTTGCGGATGTGATTTACCGCATCGACCCGGCTGAAACACCAATCTTCTCCAACGTAAAGAAGGAGACATCTAACGGTATCTTCACCGAGTGGCAGGTTCAGGAGTTGGCATCAGCCGCGACGAACAACTTCCACAACGAAGGAAGCGACACAGCGACTGCGGCGGCCACGCCTACCAGCCGTGTCGGTAACTACCACCAGATTTCCAAGAAAGTCTTCGCGACTTCTGGCACTCTGGACGCGGTAGACACAGCCGGTCGCGAGCGTGAACACAACTACCAGAAGGTGCTGAAGGCGCTGGAACTGCGTCGCGACATTGAAAAGATGATTGGCGACACAGACGTTGCTCGCTCTTCTTCTGAGCCACGCAAGTCGGCGTCGCTGTCTTGCTGGATGACCAACGGCTCTGTTGGTGCTGGTTCTGGTGCTTTCGCCACTGGCGACGGTACTGACGCCATCACTAACGGTGACGACCGCGCACTGACGCTCGCCCTCATTGAGGACGCGCAGCAGGACGCTTGGACCGACGGCGGTAACCCTCGCCTCATGATCATGTCCGCCACTAACAAGGCGAATTTTTCTGATCTGTCTGCGTCGGGTAACCTCGTCAGCAACGACGTGAACATGACTGCTGCTAAGGAAGTCACATATGTCGGTTCGACTTCTGTCTTCCTCGGCGACTTTGGCACCATTGAGGCGACACCGTCGCGCTTTATGGGCAACGACCGCGCGTTCCTGATCGACCCAGACTTCGTGTCGATCTCCACACTAAATGGTCGTAACTTCCTTGAGGAAGACCTTGCCAAGACTGGCGACGCAACTGACACGCACATCCTGTGCGAGTGGTCGCTTAAGCCAACTGCTCCGAAGGCGCACGCCGCGATCTTCGATCTCAGCGGTTCCTAATCTAGCAAGGGGGCGGCTTCGGCTGCCCCCTTCTCTATGAGGGCAAAATGAAGCGATACCTCTACACCGACCCGCGCACCCGCAAGGAAGTCACCCTGCAACAGAACAGCGACGGGTCTTCTGTTATTGAACAGCGGCAAGAATTTGGCGGCCTGCTGAAACTTAACAAGCAGATGTCGAACGACTATCAGCCCGGCTCAATGATTGGCAACACGCAGCGTCACATGCAGCATGTGGCGGAAATCCCAAACGTGGTGTACAATCACTTGCTGGAAAAATTTGGCCCGATGCGCGAAAATCCAAAGGCGTGGAAGGCTTGGTTGAATGACAGCGAAAACCGAGGGTTCAGAACGGGCGGCGGACATTTATAATGGCGATTTCGACCTACACCGAATTGAAGGCGGCAATAGCCAACTTCCTCGCGCGTGACGATCTGACCAGCGTCATCCCTGACTTTATCCAGCTTGCCGAGGCGACGATGTCTCGCGAACTGGAGACACGGTCACAGGAAAAGCGCGCCACGGCGACGCTGACCAGCGGCGACGAATACATTGCGCTGCCGACGGACTTGCGCGAGGTGCGCGAGGTCAAGCTGAACACGACACCGCTGACGGTGCTGACCTATTACAGCCCTGTCGCGCTGGACAGTAACTTCTCGTCCGGCGGCACCGGCAAGCCTCTGGGCTTTAGCATTGTCGGCGACGAGATGAAGCTGCGCCCGGTGCCGGACGACGGGTACACTGCCGAGATTATCTATATCGGATCAATCGTGGCGCTGTCCGACAGCAACGCCACAAACAATATCTTGGCCCGCTCGCCCGATGCCTACCTATACGGATCACTCGCAGAGGCGTATGCTTACCTGCTTGATGAACAGCGTGCGTCGCAGTATCTGCAACGCTTCAACCTCGCCCTTGAGCAGATCAAGGTCGATGAGCAGCGCGCGCATTACGGCACGGGTTCGCTGCAAATCAGCAGCATTTACGCCCGTCAAAACGCAGCAGTGGAGAGTTAAACAATGTCTGCAATGAGTGATTACTTAGAGAA